GGAAAGGTTTCCATGATGGATTCAGACTGGAAACGGATGGCAGCTTCCGTCAAGACTGTGGAATAAACGCCACAGGCTCCATTCCAAGGCTGCGTTCTTTCTTCATATTGGAGGCCAAGAACTTCCAAGCCTTTGACAAATGTCTCTGCCCAGTCTTTGCGGGAGTTGATGTCAGCGTCCACGAGTTCAGTAATCTCAGAGGCGATTGACTGGAGAACTCCTTCATCCAGAACCTCTGCAAGGTTGGAATCAAAGTCCCCGTCATACTCAGACCCTTCTTCAAGGGTGATCTCTACACTGCCCTCAAGCATTTCAGGATCTTCAATATCAAATTCAATTGGTTCTTCTTCCAAACCAGCAATCCCGACCGGCGCTTGGTAAACATTTTTATCAAAATTAGTTGCCATGATAATCCTCAGTAATATTCCAACTTCCTGCGGTAGATAGGCTCATCTTCTTCATCGCTATCGATGGTGACGAACCCGCCTTTTCTAAACTGCATCAATGCCTGACTGGTCGAGTCCACAAGGTCATCGTTGTCGCCATTTGGGAAAGCTGCCATTTCTTCCATGACTTCATCTGCCCATCTTTTATCTGGACACCAGACAATCCCGGAAGCAAACAGGTCAGAGATTGCGTTTACACGAGCTATCTTATCCTGTCCTTTGTACGGCGTATACTCTGAAACAGGAATTCCTGTCTTCCTCATTTCATAGATTAACGGAGCGCCAGCGGCCCGCTTCTCAACGATCAAAGTATCAGGATCCCACTCCTTCCACATCTCAAAAGCTTTCTTCTTTAGCTCTGGGAACTCCATTCGCCGTTTAAACGCATCAAGCAGGATGATGTTTGCCTTAAGGCTACCCTTGCTGTCCGGGTGGTTGAACACACCCCACGTTGTGCAGGCGGAGTAATCTGCCCTGTTGTTTGTTTCAAAGGCTGTATCCCAGCTTTGGATGATGAAAGAGCAAGGCGGAGGCTCATCTTTCTCCCAGATCTTCCATTGATCCCGCTTGACAATGGCTCCTTCTTCGGATGTGGGGTTTTGCTGGTACTGAGCTTCCCATTTAGCCACTGGAAGTTCTGCCTTGAGGGCTTCAAGCTCTGATTTCTTCCAAAAACCGGGCCATAAAGGGGTTCCAGAGGGCAAAATTGCCGGGAAATCGATCACTTCCCAGTCATTTACTCCCTCTTTTTCCGAGTTTTTAAGGATCTGACCGGTCAAATCCCGCTTTGACCACCGTGTCATTACGATAATGATGGATCCACCGGGCTGTAAACGCTGACGAGGGCCGGATGTGTACCATTCATAGACCCCATCAAAGACCGCAGGGTTACCTTGCTTGGCTTCCTGCTCAGAATGCGGGTCATCAATGATCAAAAGGTCAGCGCCCTTACCCGTGACAGCACCGCCAACACCAATAGCAAAGTAATCTCCGCCCTTGTCAGTATTCCATCTTCCTGCGGCTTTTGAATCCGAGGACAGCTTGGTGTCAAAGACCTTCCCATAATGCTCAGACTGAACAAGATTCCTAACCTTACGTCCAAAGCCAACGGCTAACTCCGCAGTGTGGGCAGTTTGAATGATCTTCTTCTCAGGGAACTTACCCAAAAACCAAGAAGGGAGCAGGTAAGAGGCAAACTCAGACTTGGTATGCCTTGGAGGCATATTGATAATCAATCTCTTGAGACTCCCGGCAGCAACCCTCTCAAAGGCATCTGCCATTATTTGATGATGCTTGCCAGAGATAAACCCGGGCCACATCTGAGTGACAAAAAACAAATAAGAATCCCGGCATCTCTCTACCCTATCCATCTCCAACAGGGCAAATATCTTGTTCCTCTCAGCTTCAGGGACAGTGTCCACAATAGCCAAGTAACTCGACACCTCTGCCCTTGTCAATAAACTCATAAGGATGCAACCGCTCTCACAGATTTATCAGGCAACCTGATTCCATAGAACTTCTTAGGACGCTTCTCAAGATGACCAGAGTCTTTCAATGTCTGCACAATCCTGTGCATATTAGATCTGGACTTCATGTTTAAACCCTTAGCCATCACTTCATAAGACGGAGCCATCCCATGTATCTTGATATACGCCTTGATGAAATCCAATACCAATTGCTGCCGTTCAGTCATGCTCTCTCCTTCTCATCAGTTTAAACGTATCCACGAACAATTGCAAGACGTACTTTGCATTTGGTTATCCACAACTTACCCACAAGCGTTTAAACATACTGACAGAAGAGACAGAAGATGTGCAAGCAATACAAGCGTTTAAACGCATAACTTATCTTTTTCAAAAATATATATACCCCACCCTTTTAAACTCAAACTTCATTTCTCACTACCCAGATTAAGGGGGTGGGGATGGGGACAGTTGTACGCACAATGTGGGAGAGGATATTTGTAGGTGTGGAATGCAGCGTAACGTGTAGCCGGGTGGTCAACGTGCCAATGGGGGTGTACGGGTACGGTGGGTCTGCCGCTACGCCGATTCCCTTTGATAGTAGCCCTCGTTTAAACCTTACGCTTGTCATTGACCAGCTTGAGATGCCCTGATAGCTCACGCTTGAGTTGATCAGCAGTGACCGACTCAGGCTTGACCTCAGCCTTGTCTATGAACATGCCTACAGACTTGCCTAGTAGCTCCAGTGCTTTGAGTTGACTGCCCTCTTGCTTGCCTTGTTTACTGAGTGTCAACAACCGTTTCATGACATACCGTTCTGTATGCGCTCGATCCTCAGCCAAGTGTTCTATCGTCTCGTCCAGTGCATCATTGACTATGGCTTGTATACGAGCGTCTCTTGATAGCTTGTATGCGCTAGCCGTGATTGACGCATCTGAACCCTGAGCATTCGGGTAAGCGTCCCGATACGCTTGACGGTATGTTTTCGCTTGGACGATACCCTGAGCGAATGCAATCTGTGATGCTGTTAACGGTTGGATTCTTTTTCTATCTTCACTCCCATGAGGTTTGCCATCTGCCCTTAGCTTTGGCCCTACTGCTAGAGCAGCCAACCGCTCCGCTTCGCTAAGATCACCCAGCCCTTGATCCTCATCATTCTGATCAACTTCATCATCCTGATTAGCATCCTCCAGTGCCTTGATGTAATCGTCTTTTGATACCTTGTTCATGCGTTTAAACCTCATCTATAGAATTGATCATGATCCCATGCACACACTGTATGCATTACCAGTATTGTTCGCATGATACACCTTATCCACAGGTTGTTCAATCCCTGTTGATAACCCCAGAAGTTATCCACACCTTGTCCTCACCCTGTGCATAACTCAAAACTTATCCACACCTTATCCTTTCCACAGCTTATCCACAGTGCCAACCTGTCCACACCTTATCAACCGATTATCCCCAGCTTTGTTCTTTTGTAATCCATCACTCTTATATGCCATCAATAAACAACCGTATTTGAAACCTTTGAGATTAATCCCCTGTGGTTTTATACATGGCTCTAGAATCGATCAGAACATACCTAGAATCGATTTGACCTTGATTTGATACCTAGCCCTACCCTAAGTCTAGACCCCCCTTCTACCCCCCTTAAAACGCTTTTAAATGGCATGTTACCTTTTGTTTGCAACAGCCTGTATTGGCTTGCAATGTCTCAACATCCCTACTAATAAGATGCACTCCAGTTAACGTCAGTACACACTAACTTATCTTATGTAATAACCCTTTGCTTTGCTCAGGTTTATATCGCACTGGTTTACACAAGCGATATCGCATGTTCAAATAGACCTTGTATCGATGTTGATACGTTTTATAAAGGTTGATATGACAACAGCAAACAGAGAGCAGTGGCTACAGAATGCCATCGCCGAACTCCGCCCGTTCTTTGATCTCCATAGTAAGCCCCTGCCCCTTGCAGTCAAGGTAGCTTGTGGACTGCCAAGCAATGCCAAACGCAACGGTGCAATTGGCGAATGTTGGGCTGACACTACGTCAAGCGATGGATCTTTCAATGTGTTCATTTCCCCCACGCTTGATGACCCCATGCAGGTCATTGAAGTGCTTGTTCATGAACTCTGCCACGCAACCGCCGGAGCGATGAATCATGGCGTGAACTTCCAACGTGTCGCAGAGTCAATGCATCTGATGCCCGTTGGCACTGGATCTGCCCCTTGGAAATCTACTAAGGGTACTTTGAACTTTGAAAAGACCTACGGTGCGATTCTCAAGTCGTTGGGTGAATACCCTCACGGCGCAATCAGTCTCAGCACACACAAGAAACAAGGCACTCGCATGTTGTTAGCAGTCTGCCCCTCATGCAATTTCAAGATCCGCTTGACGCACCATTGGGCGGCAAAGGGACTGCCAACCTGTGGATCGCATGACGGTATGGGCAATGTGTGCAACGACAATTTCATTCTGGCTTAAGGGGTAAATCATGAGCAAACAACAAACATTCGACCGCATCTTTGCACTCCCAATCAAGGATGTTCTGACCGCCTACGCAAAGCGCACGGGCAATATGTCGCCCGTCACCAAGGCCGCCGCCGCCGAATCCCTGACCACAATGGTCATCAACGGGCAGATCTCGTTCGATGACCTGTTTGAAACGTCAGCCCCCGCCCAAGCATTTGATACTAGCAAGGTTGATGCCGCCGCTCAAGCCGCCGGACGGGCAGAGCAAGTAGCTCTTGACGCTCTGAATCTCAGCCGCTCGACACGCACTCGCACCGATGACTTGATCAATGCAGTCACTACCCTGCAATCAGGCATGACCATGACCGATGACGCAATCACTGCCCTGCATGACGGTCTGCAACGGCTTGAAAACAAACCCCTGGTCGATCCCCTTGCAGTCAACCGTGAAGTCACTCAGGCCGTGG